TAGACTATAAAACCGAAAGTAAGTATTTTAAGAACGAAAACGATGTTAAGGAGTGGATGATAAACAATCAATTCGGTAGAAGAAATTTAAGTAATTATCAAAGAAGCGTTTTAGCGTTGCAATTAGAAGAAGTATTTAGTGCAAAGGCAAAGGAAAATTTAAAACTTTCGGATGGTAAAGGTAAGCAGAAATCTGCGGAGCTTAAAATAGAACCTATTGAAACACGAAAAGAACTTGCAAAAATTGCTAACGTTTCACACGATACAATAGCAAAGGTTAAAAAAATAGAAGCAAAAGCAACGCCTGAAGTAAAAGCACAATTAAGCACTGGCGAAATAAGTATTAACCAGGCTTATCAAGAAATTAAAAAAGAAGAAAAGAAAGAACTTCATATTGAAAAGAAAAAAGAATACAAACAAAGAATTGAAACGGTAACAAACAATGAATTTAAAATTGATATTTTTAATACTACAAATAAATTTAGAGTTATTTACGCTGATCCAGCTTGGAGCTATAATGATAAACAAGACACGCCACAATTAGGAGGTGCTTCAAAACATTATAACACTATGACAGTAAACGAAATTTGTAATTTACCCGTAAATGAAATATCCGAAAAAGATAGCGTTTTATTTCTTTGGGTTACTTCTCCATTACTTGAAGATGCTTTTGCAGTTATTAAAAGTTGGGGTTTTAAATATAAAACTTCTTTTGTTTGGGATAAGGTTAAGCATAATATGGGACATTACAATTCAGTAAGACACGAATTTTTATTAATAGCTACTAAAGGCAGTTGTGTTCCAGATAATAAAAAGCTTTATGACAGCGTTCAAACAATTGAAAGAAATGATAATCACAGCGAAAAACCAATTGAGTTCCTGGACATTATAGACGATATTTATAATTACGGAAATAAATTAGAAATGTTTTGCAGAAACATAAAAAAGGAAAAATGGTACGGTTGGGGAAATGAAATATAGTTATGACAGAAAATTATAAAAACATGTTAGAAAAAGGGCTTGAGTTTCAAGACTTTGTTACAGATATTTTAATTAAAGAAATAGGAATTTCTTTGAGTAGCTATAATTCTATAAAATACCAAAACACAAAAGGCGAAAACAAACAAGGCTTTGAAATAAAGTTTGATGATAAATACAAAGAAACGGGAAATATATATATTGAAATTGCTGAAAAAAGCCATCCAGATAATTTAAGTTATGTATGGTCTGGTATTTTTAGAAATGATAATACTTGGCTTTATTTAATTGGTAATTATAGTGAAATATTTATATTTTCAAAACAGCATTTAAAATTAATGTATAAGTCAAATAAATTAAAAGAAGTCACAACAGCAACAAGCAAAGGATTTTTAATAGATAGGTTAACTGCTGAAAAATATTGCATAAAAAAATTAGTATTACAAAATAATTAGTATATTTGTAAACGGTTACGTCTGACACTATATAACCGAAAAGAAGTTATTAGCCTTTTAAATGAATGCGAAGTCAGACGCGCAGGATTTTAAGAGGCTTTTTTATTCTTATAAATATTATGAATAGTTACGAATTAAGTAGAAAGTGGTTTGACTGGTGCTATGAAAACCCCGAAAAAATATCTCCTAATCATTCAGCACTTTATTTTTTTATAATTGAACATTGCAACCGTTTAGGGTGGAAACAAAAATTTGGCTTACCTACGACAATGGCAAAAGAAGCAATCGGAATTAGAAGTTATAACACGTATATAACAACTTTAAATAATTTAGTTGAATTTGGCTTTATTGAACTTATTGAAAAAAGCAAAAACCAGTATTCAAGTAATATAATTGCTCTATCAAATTTTGATAAAGCACATGATAAAGCACTTGATAAAGCGTTAATAAAGCACACGACAAAGCAACTTCAAAGCATTGATAGTATAAATAAACAAGAAACAAAGAACAATAAACATATACCTGAATTTAATGAATTTTTAGAATATGCAATTTCACAAGTACCAACCGTAAACAAAGAGGATGTTAAACTAAAATACGAAAGTTGGAAAGTGAATGAATGGAAAGACGGCAACGATAAAAAAATTATGAATTGGAAAACGAAATTAAATAATACTTTGCCTTACATTCGTAAAGACGAATTCAAAACATATACACCTAACATAATACACGAATAAAATGTATAAAAGACTAAGCGACCTACAAACTGAATTACACAATATAAGGCACGAAAAGAACGTACGCGGTAATTCAATAGGCTGGACTTTTGACCAAATACCCTACACCGTAAAAGAAGGATGTACAACTTATATAGGAGCCGCACCCGCCAGCGGTAAAACGGAAATATGGTTCGAGTTTCTAATTAATTTAAGTTGCTTACACGGTTGGAAACACGTAATATTTTCCCCCGAAACGGGTAACGCTGCGGAAATTTACGCGGAATTATGCTATAAATATATTGGTAAACCGTACACAATAGGCGAAAATAACATGACACAAGGCGAACAAGTGGCTGCAGAAATGTTTGTTAACGATCATTTTATAGTAATCGACCCTATTGACGAAGATTTAACGCTTGAAAACTTCTATAAATTAGTTGATGAAATTGAACGAACGCAAGAAATAACAATTAACACAACTACGATTGACCCTTGGAACGAACTTACTGAAGAATACATACATTCGGACTTGGGCCGCGAAGATAAATATTTAAGTAGAATTTTAGGAATGGCACGTAAAAACGCCCGAAAGACGAAAAGACATAACTGTATTATAAATCATGTACGTGACCAAGCACCCGTAACACAAAACGGACATACATTTTACCCTATGCCAACGGCCCGCGACTTCGCTGGCGGCCAAGTATGGTTTAGAAAAGGTTTAACGGTTTTAATTCCGTGGCGGCCACCAGCTGGAGTAATGGATAGCGAAGGGAATTTATACGAAGAAAACGAAGTACATTTAAAAGTAGCTAAAAGCAAGCCTAAAGGCGTTTCAAAAAACGGAACTTACAAAATGTATTTAGACGTAGAAAAATATCAATACTATATAAAAGACATGGTAGGAAATAAAATATACGCTATGCGAAAAAAACACGAATTAAGACCCGTTTCAAATAGTTTTCCCGTACGTAACCCTGATATTGTAAACGGAAAAGAATTACTTTCGTTTAGCGAACGAATGAAACAAGGCGCATTTGAAGAATTAAAACCAATTGAAAACGCAAATGGCGAAATGACTATGCCATTTTAAATTAAGAAATATGTTAGAAATGATAAAACGTAAAGCTGGTTTAAACGTACTTTACTGGAAGATAAAATTTAGTTTAGATAACATCAAAGAAAAACACGAACATCGTACCGACTTAATTTCTTCAATGGAAAAGAGTTTAACCGAAGTAGGCGAAGCGGTGCAATATTTAAACCACGTAGATAAAATGTTGATGGCTACGAATAGACGAAACCACGAATTAGAACTTGAAAACATAAAGCTAAAACAAGAAAATAAGAGTTTGAATAAGCATTTAGAAATGTTAATAAGCGGTGAAATATGAAGCCACGAAAATGTAAGTACTGTAAACAACCCTTTGAACCGTCCGTGTTTTTGCAAAAAAATTGCTTCGACCCTAATTGTGTAACTGAATGGATAAACGATGTAAAACAAAAGAACTGGCAAAAGAAAAAAGCGAAGTTAAAAGCCGATTTAATGACCGTTCAGGACTATATAAAATTAGCACAACAAGTATTCAATAAGTATATTCGCCTTCGGGACAAATCGTCCCTGTGTATTTCGTGTCAAAAGAAACCCTTAAAAGAAAACGCTGGACACTTCTACAATGCAAACAATCATTGGTCGGTACGTTTTAACGAACGCAACGTGCATTTACAATGTGAACACTGTAATACTTTTCTTTCAGGTAACTTAATTTACTACCGGGAAAACCTATTAAAGAAAATAGGAATAGAAGAATTTGAGAATTTAAGCGCTGAAGCTACAAAAACACGAAAGTACACGATCGAGGAACTAAAAGAAATTATAGCAACTTATAAAAAAAAGATAAAGAATTTTGATATATAGTTGTTATATTAATAATTTATATTACTTTTGACAAACATAAAACAAATAAGTATGGAAATTAAAGTAAAATGGATTTACCCAACTAAGGTAAAAAACAAGTATGGTTACGTTTACAATTATTTTTACGTTCGTAGAAATAGGCAGTACCTTTATTCAAGTCAAAGGTTGGAAGATGCGCAAGACTTTGTAATTCGATATGCTCAAAAGAATAACATTAAAAACATTTACAAATGATTACGGGGTTTGAAGAACACACCAGCGAATTAACAGCTGAAGAAATGGAAATTTTGCATTTAGTAGTAAACGGTTTTAGACACTACAAAAAGACGAACCCGATAAAGGCGGAGTTAATAGTTACTCGAATGAATAACTACCTACAAGAAAACGGATATAAAATAAGACTAACGCAACCACGTTTACGAAAGTTAGTAAACTATATTCGTACAAATAGCTTAATACCCCTAATAGCAACGTCACACGGGTATTTTACAAGCGATTGTAAGCAAACTATACTTGAACAAATAACAAGCCTTCAGGAACGAGCTAATTCAATTGAGAATGCGGTGCAAGGTTTAAAGAAATTTTTATGAAAGTAACGGATAAAATAGAAATAACAAACGAAGATAACATGGAGTTAATGGCACGTTACCCAGATAATTACTTTGATTTGGCAATTGTAGACCCGCCTTATGGGATTAATGCAGATGAAAACGCTTTTAAAAATGGTGTAAATTGTAAAGCTAATGGTTTTAAAGAACATAAAAAAGGCAGTTGGGATAATTCAATACCAACAAAAGAATACTTTAATGAGTTAAAAAGAGTTTCTAAAAATCAAATAATATGGGGCGGTAATTATTTCACTAAATTTTTAGACCCAGTAATGAGTTGGATAATTTGGGATAAAATGCAGTATAATTTTTCATTTTCACACGGTGAAATGGCTTGGAATAGTTTTAATAGTAAATTATTAATTTTCAAATATGCAAGGGGAAATGAAAGTGGATTTGCACCAAAAATAAAAGTAGGAATGAAACAAGGTTTAAATATACATCCAACACAAAAACCAATTGCTTTATATAAATATTGTTTAGAAACTTTCGCAAAGCCTGAAGACAAAATTTTAGATACTCATTTAGGTAGTGGAAGTATTGCGATAGCGTGCCATGATTATGGTTTTGAACTAACGGCTTGTGAATTAGATTTAGAATACTACGAAAAGGCGGTTGAACGAATAAACAACCACGTAGCGCAATTAAAATTATTTTAATTATTTTTTTTTAAAACTATTGTTATATTAAAAATTAATATTAAATTTGTAAAAATTAAACAAAGTTATATGAAACATTTATTAAAATCGCTGGCGGCGTTCCAGCAAGAAGTGAAAGTAATTCACAAAGCGACACAAGGGTACGGATATTCCTATGCTGATTTACCTAAAATTTTTGATGAAATAAACCCGTTACTACAAAAACACGGATTAGGATTCACGCAATTAATAAACACTAAAGAGGGTGTTAACTATTTAGCCACGGTAGTATTTCATGTAGAAAGCGGTGAACAAATAGAAAGTAACTGCATGATCCCATACGTACAACTAAAAGGAATGAATGATTTTCAAAGTTTCGGTTCTGGAGTTACGTATTTTCGTAGATATTGTTTGAGTTCGATGTTAGGTTTAGTAACGGATAAAGATACGGACGCTTCAGGAGAACAAGTTAAAACAAAGAAAAAGCCTAAAATTGACAATGATAGACTTGAAAAAGCAATTGCAGCCGTTAAAAGTGGTAAATATGAATTAGCTGATATACCATTAAACTTTGATTTAACTGACGAACAAATAGAAATGCTTGGGAAAATATGAAAGTACGTTGTTCACAAATCGGCAAAATAATGACGAACCCCCGAACAAAGGGGGAACGTCTTTCTCAAACTACCAAAAGCTATATTTTAGAATTAGCAATACAAGAAAAATACGGAATACACAAAGAGTTCTGGAGTAGATACACGGACAAAGGAAACGAAGTAGAACCAGAAGCGATTAAATTAACTGAAAGTGTTTTAGACGTAGGCTTTATTTACAAGAATGAAGAACAATTTTCTAATGAATGGGTAACTGGTAAACCTGATGTAAACACGGACGTACTGATTGATGTTAAAAGTTCTTGGGATGCGTTTACGTTTTTTGACAAGGTAATAGAAAACGAACTAAATAACAAAGATTATTACTACCAGCTTCAGGGTTATATGTGGCTAACTGATAAACAAGAGGCTTTGTTATGCTATTGTTTAATCGATACTCCTAAACAAATTGTTGACGATGAAGTTAGAAGGGAACACTGGAAACAAAATGTAATAGGAGAAAGCGACGATATAAGAGCTTTTGTAGAAGATAAGCATACATTCGGACATATACCTAAGGAAAAGCGTGTTAAAACGCACGTAGTAAAGCGTGACGATGATGTTATCGAAGCTATTAAAACACGAATTGAAGAATGTAGAGAATACTATAACAACTTAATTCAATTAATATGAATCCTGAAGTTAACCAAGAAATACAAGAATTAAAAAAAGAACTAAAAGAATTAAACCAATTAGTAAAAGCCTTGCTAACGGTAACAGACGAGGGCGGAACGGTAAACGCTGATTCTTTAGTAATTAAAATGTTAAAAGTAAAAATAAATAAAAAGTAAAATGGAACAAAAAAACTACGGTAGTCTATCTACCAACAAATTTAAAAAACAAGATTCACACCCTGATTTTAAAGGTAGTATAACAATCAACGGAATTAAGTACGAATTAGCTGGTTGGAAAAAACAAGGCGACAACGGAGCTTATATAAGTTTGAAAGCGCAAATACCAAGCGATAATCAAAACGCGGTTAAACAGCCTGAGCCACAGCCTAAAAACGATATGTCCGACTTCTTAAATGATTTCTAATGAGTTGCGAAAACATTAGGCCAACAAAAAAAACAAAGTGTAATGATATGCCTATTAACAATCAGAGTTTAAAAATTGATTTTCAAACAATGGAAATAAAATTAGGGGAAACTACATTGGGTAAAATAACGGGATTTATTGTTAATAACGGTATTTATGAGCAAAGAATTGATATAAACACGGAAAATTTAAAAAATGAAAGCAAGTAAAATAATAGCAAATAGCGACGAGTTAACGCGTAAAATGTTACGGGACTACCTACAAAAACACGAACTATCTTTAAATGCTTTTTGTTTGGATGCTAAATTGCACCAGTCAAATATTCACACGTTTTTAAACGGCAAGTCTTTAACAAGTAAAACGATCCAGCGTTTAGCGAAATACCTAAATGAAAAAGGAATGTAATCAATAAAAACAAATATATGTTTAATTTAACAACAGCACCAATGGCGAACAATAGTAACCACGTGCAAACAGGAAAAGAAGTAAACAAGGTTTACAAAACAAATGATTTATCAATTTTTAAACAGATTGACGGTAACAGAATTCCGAATTTACAACACGTTAAGCGATTAGCTGATTCTATTCGTGTTTATGGAATGAAGTGTAATCCGATTTTAGTTAATGAACGAATGGAGGTAATAGATGGACAACATCGTTTAATGGCTGCCAAAGAAGCTGAATCATTTGTTTACTATATTATTGTGGATGGATACGCATTAAATGAAGTTCACACATTAAATCTTAATCAAAAGAATTGGAGTAAAAAAGATTTCATGGAGGGTTATGCTAATATGGGAGTTGAATCTTATATTAAACTTCGTGAATTTGTAAATAAAAATAATGACTATACTTTTAATGATTGTATTGCATTATGTCAAAATACTGGTAGTGGTACAACAAGAACTTATGCAAAAAGTATTTATAGCGGTAGTAAATTAGATGGTTCTTCACAAATATTTGAACAAGGAACTTGGAGACGCGGAGATATTTATTTGGCTCAAGATATGGCTAATAAAATACGAATGATTAAACCTTATTATTCTGGTTATAATCGTACAGGTTTTGTTCAAACAATGATGGGTTTACTTCAAAAAGAAACATTTGATTTTAATGATTTTATGCACAAAATAAGATTACAACCAACAGCTATGGTTGATTGTGCTAATCGTGAACAGTATAAAACTCTTA